TCACGATGCTTTTTTCAGGTTGGTGAGGTGGCTTAGTTTCCATGACTGGTAGTCGGCATACATCCATCTGGATGTGCGACCAAGTTTGATCGGCTTGGGGAGTTTTCCGGCATTAATCTGCGAATAAAAATACTTCGCGGTAAATCCAGCATCCTCCATCATGAACTTCATGTCAATGAGGGAGTCGTCGCGTAGCTCGCGCATTGGTTTTATCTCCGGTTTGGGAATCGAACTGAGAAATGAAACAGGGTAGGAGCCTCATCGAGAGTGAGGCTGTGATCCATCACATCCCCCTCATCTTCTTCAGCAAAGCATCAAGAAACTTATTCTCGTTAACCGACTGGAAGCTATTACGCTTCATCAACTCATCTCTTGGCGGCATAGCTCTTTGTCTGCGACGTACTGATAAATCATCTGGGAATATAGATGGATCGTAAGAACGGCCTATCATGATGAAATCTCCAAATCAGTTATTAGACTTAAGTCTTCTGAATAAGCTCTTTACTGCTTGTTCGCTGCGACAAATCTCTTTTCCTATTTCTTTCTTTGTCTTACCAGCAGCTCTAAGACTGACAGCTTTGTCAATTTCACTGTCAGTCCATCTGATGTTTACAAATGCGGTTGGTATAGAAAATTTCTGAGCAAGGTAATAGAATCTGGTAATGGTTATTCCAAGCCTATCCGCTGCCCTGCATGCAACCATTTTCCCTGAGACGAGGCGAAAATCTTCAGGTGATATATCTGGAGTTTTCATTTTTTCTCCAGTTCATTTTTCCTTGCAGAATAAACGTCTTCCATTTTTTTAGATTCATCAGGGTATGCAGAAAGTGCTGATTTTGTGCGACTGTATATGCCATTAAGTTTATTTATATCTGCCGTTAATGCTTCACTGCTAAACCATGCCAAAATTTCCTCAGGGGTCATGCTTTTCTTTACCTCAAGCTTGCGAACCCGGTGCTCTTGACGCTTGCCGCGAGATACAGAAAGCATCATAGAAAAGTCAGCATCAATATCACTCATGGCGTGAATCTTGATACCGCCTACAGCAATTCCGCCAAACTTAACCGATGGGTCTCCAGTAATGGTAATTGACCTACCAACCCATGAGTGACCATCTGCACCCCATCCACCTATAAGCACCCGACGCATTGATTTAGATGGCTTATAAGGCCTTCCCTCATAACCTTCAAGGTCGATAAATACGGGTTGCTCAGCATTGCCAGCGCGGACTGATTTGATGACTGCGGTGATGCTTTGAGTCTGAACGTCTTCAAAGTTAATCTGGTCAGAGCGGGGAATTACAGTTGCTCTCAGGTCAGCTAATTTATCCTGGTTATTGTTTTGCATTAGAGTATTACCTCATCTGAATATTCATCATCCAGCAAATACGCCGGAACATTAATTTCGTTTGATGGCAGAACAATTCCCTCATACTTGATGGATTCATCTGCCATACATTCCTTTATCTTTTCCAGCGCAGCCCACATTTCACGGCGACCAAGCTCAAGCGATTCCTCGCCGATGTAATACATGCAATTGCGATATGGCGCGGTATTCTCTATGGCGAAAAAGGCAAAGTTATTGCTCTCTAATCCTGTTGCCAGCTTGAGTACATAGAGATAAAAGGCGGCCTGAATGTGGTATTTAAACTGACCCATGGCGTGGCTAAATCCGCGCTCTGAAGCATCACGGCAGCTTTTTACATCCAGCGGGTATGGGAGTGATTGTGATAATCTGTCAAATCGGCATTTCAGCATTAACCCGGTCTCAGGGCACTCTGCAAACATAGAAACCTCTGAATCACCTTTAGTGCTCATATAAGTGGTGAAGTCATCGTTCATCTGAGCTGTTTCCATCATGTTCGTGATGGTTTCTACCTCGCTACCAACGATGATATTTTCTGGTGAATGCCGTTCTGCCAGCTCCTTAAAATCCTTTGATGCGCGAGTGGCGATATCCTCACGCATGACGTAGCGCTCCCTGAAAACATGCGGCTCAAGAAGCGCTGAATGTATGGCACTTCCAATGTGCGCTGACTTGCTTCCCTTAAAAGGATTGAAATATAAATTTGCCGGACTAATGCTGATTTGCTTTACCGAGGTAGACCCGATAGCCGGGTCTGCGTGGTATTCACTATCCGGCATTCCGTAGTAAACACCTGGTTTCATGCAACCTCCTTGTACATGTGACTGCGGACAAAAATTCCGATTGCATACTCAGCCTTAACCCGCTCAAGCAAAAGGTCGTAAAACGTCTCTGCAACTTTCTCCTGAGCATCGCAGTCATCTTCCCTGAGCCAGTTCACGGCATCCTTTGTGAACTCATCTGGCTTATGCGCTTCCATCATGTCAAACATGGTTGCACAAGACTCAGCAAGGCGCTCAGTCTCGGCGTGTACATGTTTCATATCTGCATCACCGAGTCCGTCAATGATGCGTTTAATTTCTGCTTTATCGGTGATTGAGAGATTCATGATTTCTCCTGATTTCAGAATGCACGAAGCCCGTCGCTGTAATAGCCGACATGGTTAAGTTGGTTTTGTTTATACGGTTGGTGGGGTAGGGTTAACTTTTCGAGTGCTTTATCAATAGCCTGATTACGTTTAATTATCTTCAGCACCATTGATATATAGCGAAGATAAGAGCGGTCCAAATTGCTTAGCATACAATATTAGCAATGACGAGAGAGCGACAGCCTATTCTGCTAATGATTAACTCCTTAGGTAATAAAAAAGGCCGCCTGAGCGACCTTGATATGATATTGAAGTAATATGCATACTATCGCAATGGTGGCTTTGGATTAGACCAATACGTAGACAGTGTATAAAGGCTGAATTTATTAAGAAATTCCGTTGTGTCAATTAAGTAGTTTGGGTATGCATTTCTAATGCTCTTTATGTCATCCATCTGCACTAGGAGTACGTTGTTTGTGGCATTCTTTTCTTCAGAACTGTAATGCGCCAATGCGTCTTTTTTCTGTTTGTCTGAGTAAAATACATATCTAACTCGGCGGTTTTCTTCGTCTATTATTAATACAGCAAAGCTTTTTCCTTGCGATTTTATTTCAATATCCTTAGATGAGAATACAGCTCTAAATGATGCTAGTTTGTTATATGCACCAAGAGCATTGTTTATATCATTTAGTCTATTTTTATACTTGTTTTTGGTGGTGTTATCCATGTTGATGAAACCATCCTCATCAGCTAGGAATTCACTCATAATAAAGAAAAATTCGGTCCATCTTCTGTCGGCTTCAAAAGGATTAGTTTTGAGCGCTTTACCTTCGCACAGATCAACAACTTCTATCGTTGTAGCCCAAAGGTGCTGTAGTTTTGTTCTTAACTGTACTTCTATAGTGAACCCTTTCCATAGATGCACTTTGTCATTGTAATAACAATCGTAAATCCTATGTATCCCTCGATAGCCAGTAGGTTTAGGGTTGGATAAATAATCCCTGACTCGTTTAGTTCGGTGTGTTGTTCTGCTTTGGTTTAAAGCAGAGTTTAATGCTAGTAGCTCCTGTTTATTATCCAGAATAACCCTACACCCACCAATATCGCTCATCCCTGTTACTGACATAGAATTAGGGTTTATACCATCAAGGGTCTTTCTTTGTAGTTTATCGATGATCGTAGGTAGACGCTTAAGTCTCCTGGCGATCACCGCGTTGCTATTTATTTTTTTACTGTGTTTCCATACTAGATTTTTTATTATTGTAAGTGGGTAAAGATGAGCAGCCCGATAATCTCTAATAATCTCAATTGCGGCTGCAATATCCCCCTCATTTTTCCGGATAGCTTCGCCAGCCTTTTTGACCTGATTTTTAGAGTGAGGGAGCACCTTTTTCCCGTTTTGGTATTGTTCATTTGCCATGTTTTCGAGGTCTGATTTTGAGGTTGTTGCTTGGATGCTAACATCGCTTAACCATGGGCTGCTAGTGATCTTGATCATACATCCTCTATAAAGCCTTTCTGGAAGATATTTTACGCTAACTGCTAAATCAAAGGTACCGGTTTACCCTTCATGGAAATGAGTTCTATCGCCCGGTCCTCAATCCACTTTTCTTTGTCCTCGGAAAGCTGCTGCTCTACCCAGCGACGATCTTCAATGCGGTCGTAAGTGAGAAATGCGCTCATGGCTTCTCCTGAATTTTTGGTGTAAGAATCCCGCCCGCTTGTTGCCAGGCAGATCGGTTGAATCGGTTGGTTAGTTGCTTAAGCCGTTTCCGCGTCCATCGAGGTAGATCTCGATAAGCAGGGCTTTGGTGTAGGTACGTTCGCAGCCGCGGTTAAGATACAACTTGCCGCGTTTGTGAGCTGATGCCGTCCAGGTGCCGTCGCGATGCTTAACCAGCATGCCAGGCTGAACGGCGCCGCGGTTAACGGTCTGGGTACCGTAGTGCTGACTAATCATGGAAGACCTCCATCACAAACAAGGCAATCAGCATGTATATGGCTATCAAGCCAATGCAGATGCGGGTCAGGTTTCGCCAGCACCGGCGCGACATACCGCAACGACCATCATCAAATTCATCGTGATTCATATCACCCTCGTTGCCTTATCGCCGGCCAGCGGAACAAGAAAGACTTCTGCGCTTAATCTCTGGCGGTGGATGGCCGCCGGTTGTCATAACTAAGCCGCCTCGGTGAAGCGACTGAGGTATGAAAGTCGTTTGAATACGCACCATTGCCGCTCTCCCTGAGCCCGCCGGGCGCCCGACGCATGGTTTAAAGACGCGCCGTTCGTCTATGGGCTTATGATGTACTTAAAGTTCATTAATGTAAAGTACCAATAGTACATTTTGTGCGTATAAAAAGTTCACTACATCATAAGGTAGTGAACTTTAAGGAAATTTATTTTTATCCGAATCGCTTGTAATCGATTGACTGCCTAATTAGGACTTTGGCTAGAATGTGAAGTTGCTCTTCTTCACCTTCTTCTATGTACCATCGATCATAAGCGGCATTGTCAGAGATGACGGCAAGCCTGTTCTTTTGCATTTGCAGGCGCTTAACGTGCATTGTTTTCCCGTATACAAACACATAAACGCCATCGCCATCAAAACAGGTTATGGATACATCAACAAATATCTCATCTCCCGGATTGATGGTTCCTTCCATGCTGTCACCGCGAACCGTGATGACTTTTACGCTTTCCTGTGGCCTTCCATTAAATAAATTTCTTGCCTGATCGGTCGTATACTCAATTGCTCTTATCTTTTCTATAAATTCATTGGAAACCATGGTTCCTGGCCCGGCGCTCGCCTGAACATCCAATACATCAACACGATAAGAATCATTTGATCTTGATAGATGATTTACCGTGATACCGTCATCATCAGCATAGCCATGCAGATATGCCGCAGTAGTTCCCAGCACCGAAGCCAGAGATTCCATCTTGTCTTTTCTTGGTATTGACTCCCCGTTGAACCATTTACTAATGGCTTTTGGTGTGACCTTAAGCCTGACAGCTAAATCAGCCTGCCTACCATGCAAAGGTAATCCCGCTTTATCACAGGCCAGCGCAAGCCTCTGCGAGAAAGTTTCACGCTCTTTCTGTTGAACCATAAGTTCAACTATATTAGGTGTTGACTGTACTATCAGTTCCGTCATAATATGAACCATAAGTTCACCACAGGAGCGAAACATGAACGAAGTTACGTTTGGAGACGTTATCAAATCCGTTCGAGTTTCTGTTGTGGCTGATGTTTGCGGACTTACGCCAAAAGCCATCTATAAGTGGCTTGAGCGTGGTTCTCTGCCGCGCACCGAGTTCACTGGTGAAACCGAATATGCGGATAAGATCGCCAAGGCATCAGGCGGCAAGTACTCAGCAGCACAGATTCGCCGTATCGGTAAACAGCAGTTTGTCATGTAATTAAAATGTACTTTTAGTACCGAACAGCCCGGTATATGGTCGGGTGCCCGGCGTGGTCAAGGATGACTGTCAATGGTGCACGATAAACATATAACAATGATTAATTTCAATTATTAACTAAGGGAAAATATATATGGAAATCAACTCAATTAACCGCAACAAGGTCAATGCACGCCGCATTGAATCCTGGTTGCTCAACAGAATCGCCATGAAAGGTGGGAATAACGTAGCCAAAGCAATCGGAGTTGATAAAGCGCAGATCACCCGCTGGAAGGAAAGCTGGTTGCCTAAGATGGCAATGCTCTTAGCTGTTCTTGAGTGGGGTGTTGTCGATGACGATATCGCCAGATTAGCGAAGGAAGTCGCTGCAGTTCTCACAAAGCAAAAACGCCCCGTTGCAGCGGAGCGTTCAGAGCAAATCACCATGCAATTCTAGGACCGAATTACTGGATCAATTCACAGGAGTAATTATGCCTAAGAAAACTCGATTTTACCAGGCGTCAGTACACAAAAATATTGCTCGTGACCGATTCATTAAGTCGTGCAACCCAGTGGTTGGCATAAAGCTAAGAGCCATCCTGGAACAATTCAAACGCAAGGAGAACGGTCATGAGTAACCTAGCAACAGTTACACCAATCAGGCCGTCTCTGGCGGCTGTGGAGCGTCAGGTGGCCGATATTGATGACGGGTATACCCGTATCGCCAACGAGCTACTTGAAGCTGTTATGGCCGCAGATTTGACAGCCAGACAGCTCAAGGTTGCTCTGGCGGTTATCCGCAAGACTTATGGGTTTGGCAAGAAGCTTGACCGAATCACTAACACTCAGATAGCTGCAATGACAGGCATTCATCACACGCATGTTTGCAAGGCAAAAAACGAGATGATCGCCATGAACATTATCGTTTCAAACGGTCATGCAATCGGTATCAATAAGGTCATTTCTGAATGGGATTTCAGCATTAGCCATGTCAGCAAACCATTAGCCGAAACAGCTAATAAATGTTTAGCCAGCTTAGCTAATGGGTATAAGCCAACTCAGCTAAACACAAAAGAAACTATTCAAAAGAAAGAAATAAATAATACCCCCTTACCCCCTAACGGGGGCGGCGATGGGCAGGAAAAGCTTGAACGTCGAAAACCAGAGCGAATTGACTACGAATCATTCCTGGAGGCCTACAACGCAGAGGTCGGTGACAAACTTCCACACGCTGTTGCAGTAAACGAGAAGCGCAAGCGCCGCCTGAAGAAAATCATTCCCCAGCTCAAGACTCCAAACGTTGACGGATTCAGGGCTTACGTCCGGGCGTTCGTCCATCAGGCCAAGCCGTTTTACTTTGGCGATAACAATACCGGCTGGACAGCTGACCTGGATTATCTGCTGAGAGACGACACGCTAACCGGTGTTCGTGAGGCTAAGTTTGCTGACAGGGGGGTGGCATGAGGCAGGATATCGAAGCCAGCGTGATTGGTGGATTGCTGGTTGGTGGTTTAACGCCTGCAGCGAGTGATGTGCTGGCAAGAACAGATCCGGATGCGTTCACAATCCCGCTCTACCGGAAAGCTTTTGAAGTCATCCGCAAGCAGGCGAGAAACAAGAACCTGATTGACGGACTGATGGTCGCAGAAGAATGCGGCGACGAACACGCCACTGACGTGATGATGACGGCTCGTTCTTGCCCAAGCGCTGCCAATCTCACTGGATACGCCGAAATGCTCGCTGAGCAGCACCAGAAGCGATTATTTCTGCATGCCATTGACGAGATGAGAGGGCAGGTTAGCAATGGCTCTCTGGATGCTTCTGGCGAGGCAATGGACGCCTTAATCAAGCGCCTTTCAACCATCCGCAAACCAAAACATGAAGTCAAACCGGTACATCTTGGTGAGGTTCTCAACGACTACGCAGAGACGCTGGAAAAACGCCTGTGTAACGGCGATGAATCAGACACGCTTAAGACTGGAATTGCAGAGTTGGACGCAATCACCGGGGGCATGAATGCTCAAGACCTGGTTATCATCGCGGCTCGGCCTGGCATGGGGAAAACAGAGCTGGCGCTAAAGGTAGCTGAAGGCGTCGCAAGCAGCGTGATTCCTGGATCTAACCTCCGGCGCGGCGTTCTGATTTTCAGTATGGAGATGAGCAACCTTCAGATTGTCGAGCGAAGTATTGCCGGCAGAGGAAACATGTCGGTTAGCGTTCTGCGTAATCCGGCAAAGATGGACGACGAAGGATGGGCAAGAGTTTCAGAAGGTATCTGTCACCTGAAAGACCTCGATGTCTGGATGGTAGATGCGTCCAGGCTCAGCGTTGAGGAAATCCGCAGCGTTGCAGAGCGTCACAAACAGGAGAACCCGCAGCTATCGCTAATCCTTGTCGACTACCTCGGCCTGATTGAAAAGCCCAAGGCAGACCGCAACGACCTGGCAATCGCTCACATCTCAGGAAGCCTGAAGGCGATGGCGAAAGACCTGAAGACTCCCGTTATCTCACTCAGCCAGCTTTCTCGTGATGTTGAGAAACGACCGGGAAACAAACGACCCACAAACGCAGATTTACGCGACTCTGGAAGCATTGAGCAGGACGCAGACAGCATAATTATGCTCTACCGCGAAGCTGTGTATAACGAAAACAGCCCTGCAGCGCCATTCGCAGAAATCATCGTAACTAAAAACCGATTCGGAACACTCGGGACGGTTTATCAACGCTTCATCAACGGTCACTTCCATTCATGCGACCAGGAAGAAGCAAGACGCATATCAACCACGCAACAGGCGCAAGGTAAACGCTACGCGAAGGGAGCGGACGTATGATTGACTCACTTAAACAACGCATCATCAACTACGTAAAACAAAACCAGCCAGTATCCATTCCCGTAGCAGCAAAAGATATCGGCATTGCTGTTTACTCGTTCCGGAAGATTAAGAGAGAGATGGAGAACAAAGGCCTTCTGTTTTCGCGTCAGGGATTCGGCCTGTTTGAAAGCGAAGAGTATTACAACGAATACGTCAAGGTTGAGGGAAAGAAGCGCATGCAAGCCTTCCGGGCGCATGGATTGCAGAAGGAAAAGTATGACGTTGTAGATGGAATTGATACCAGAAAGGCCATCATGTCAGTTATCGATCGCGTTACCACACCAATGACATGCGGTGAAATTGGAAAGATGTGCGGTGTTGGCACAAAGGCAGCATATCGAATTGTGTCAGAACTATGTGACCTTGGAACATTGGTTCATGACGGCGGCACATACGGAAGAAGATTTATTCTTGCCTCAGAAGGCGGGGTGAGTGATTTCGACTCAAAAGAAGTATCTCGCCGGCCAAAAGGATTCAGGAAGTACAACCCCAAGCGAAATGGTGTCGTTCAGGCTTATCTGAATAGCCCGGCACGACAGAGAATCATGATGATTTACGGGAGGTGCTGACATGCACGAAGTCTACATCGCTGAGAACCTAACAGGGCTGATTGTGATAATCGGCCTTTTTTACGACCTAACAAAAGCAAATTAACAGGCCTGCACAAGCGGGCCTTTTTTATGAGGGTAATAAACATGAATAACGAAATCGAACAGATTGCACGGCAAAACGATATGAGCGTTGAATTCGTCACCTGGTTCTTTGACGAGAAGAAATCCGGGTGTGGCAACGTCTGGTTCATAATGATGGCCGCCATGTGGGAAGGCTGGAAAGCGCGTGAAGGAGAAGTGACCGCACTAGCGCTAACTCTTGAGAAGAGTCGTGAAGCATCGGGATGCCCGGCTGGCGTAGACCTGCAGGACTGGGTGAAGCAGCTGGCGGCGGAGAATGCGTACTTGATACCTAAAGCCGCTAGCGAACTGTCAAATGCCTGGGTGCTTCATAAGTACCTAATCGGCATTCAAGCGGCGATTATGTATCTGGATAATGGAAACAAGAAGGCCGCGCAGGAATGGCTGTATGGAACTATTGCTGGTCCAGGATTTGAGTTCCCTGACGAGGTTGACGATATCGATGCATGGGCAACTCATCAGATGCGCGGCAGCATAAGCCATCCGCGCGCACTTGAAATAATCAAGGAAGAAACCCCCGCCACCGATCGCATCGTTGCCGGGATTAAGGCTGATGCTGCAGCACAGCTGGTTAGCGCCCTTAAGGTGATCGCAAATTCAGAACAGCACAACGGCGATACGGTTGTTTGTGATTTTGACACGCTTATTTCCGTTGCCTCCGGCGCGCTGCGTGACTACTACGCCAAGCAGCTGCGCGAGGGGGCTGAATGATCCGCCTTCACAACGCAGATTGCTTCGACGTTTTCCCGCAAATCGACAGCGGTACCGTTGATTTGGTATGTGCCGATATTCCCTACGGTACCACTCAGTGCCGCTGGGATTCTGTTCTCGACCTGCCGCTGATGTGGGAGCAGCTCTACCGAATCGTTAAGCCCAGCGCAGCTATTGTGCTGTTTTCCGCTCAGCCGTTTACCAGTGTGCTGGTCAACAGCAATCTACGGGACTGGCGTTCAGAGTGGATTTGGGAGAAAGGCAACGCTACCGGGTTCCTCAATGCCAAAAAACAGCCGCTGCGAGCTCACGAAAATATCGAGGTGTTTTATCGCCGTCAGCCGACCTATAACCCGCAATTCACACACGGGCATGAAAGGCGCACATCGAAGCGTAAAACCGTCAACTCAGAGTGCTACGGCAAGGCTCTAACCATGACGAAATACGATTCAACGAGTCGGTACCCACGCGACGTGCAGTTCTTCTCGAGCGACAAACAGACCGGCAATTATCACCCGACCCAGAAGCCGCTGGCACTGGTGCAATACCTGATTGAAACCTACAGCAACCCAGGAGATACAGTGCTGGACTTCACTATGGGTAGCGGTACGGCTGGAGTCGCCTGCCAGCAGACCGAGCGCAACTTCATTGGCATCGAGAAGGATGCCGCCATTTACCGCACCGCATGCCAGCGCATGGGGATTAAACAGGAGCGTGCAGCATGACTGATATCAACCGACTGATTGCCAGCCTCAAGCGCCGCTCAGCCCACGTAAAAGAGTTTGGCGACGATATTACGTTTGTAAAGCTTAAAGACATTGATGCACTGGTAGGGGCGCTGGAGAAGGCGCAGCAGCAAACGACTGAAAGCGAAAGCCGCGTTCGCAAGCAGAATCGCCATATCTGTGAGCTGTTCGACGATAACACAGCACTGCGCCAGCGCATCGCTGAACTGGAAGAAAGCCACGCTCAGATCATCCAGTCTCGCGACCATTACAAACGCATGTCAGAGGAAGGTCTGAAGAAACTGGCTGAGTCCCGCACCGTCACCGTGAAGCTGCCGCAGGCTGTTAGCGCCGGTGGCCAAGGTTATCAGGAGCAAGTCGAGCGGATACTCACCGCCGCTGGCATCAAGTGGGAGGCTGAGTGATGGGCGTAACAAAAATGGTATGCGTCAGCTCAACTGAGCCAGCCTGGTTTACTCCGGGCGCCGTGTACGACTCTGAACCTCGCGGCGCCGATACCTGCATCTGTGGCGACAACCTCGTTTCAGACCTCAATCAAGAGGACTGGTACGAAATGAGCCAGCGCGCTGATGGGGTGTGGTTCTTAATCGGTTTTCAGCAATCAATTTTGTTCCGGGAGGAGCCAACCAATGACCATTAACCAGTTAACCAAAGAATGGCTACAGCAGACTATCGCCGAACTGGAATCTGTACGCGATGAAATTCCGTTCGGGATAGACACAAATAGCGAATTAGAACTGGCTGCTTTCAGGCTGGCGCTGGCCGCAATAGACAGCGAGCCGGTGGCGTGGCGAGTTTCATTTACCCAGATAGGTCACGAATCTAATAACTTCACAAAAACGTATTGGGATGAAGAAGAGAAAGACCGCTGGGTTAAATTGCACAAAATGAGCGGATATAAAGTGGTAGTCGAACCGTTCTATCGCCACGCGCAGCCAGCTCCGGTAGTGCCAGTCGAGATGAATAGCGACAAGGCATGGGGAGAGTTAAAAATCAGCGCGGAAGATTGTCAGGCGTGGTCTGAAGGATGGAACGCCTGCCGCGCCGCCATGCTCCAGGCTGGAAACTCTCCGGTAATTCCGGATGCATGGATTCCGGTAAGCGAGCGACTGCCAGAGGAAGGTGGTCGTTACTGGTGCTATGTGGAAGAGCAAAATAGCCTGGGTGAAAGCCACTATCAGTGGAATTGCTCATGGAATGGCGAAATATGGGGAGGCGCTATGATGTATGGGCGCGTCACTCACTGGATGCCGCTGCCAGCCGCCCCGCAGGAGGTGAATCATGGCTGAGTTACGTGCAGGCGGGTTGGCGATAGTAATTTTTTCAGAAAATAAACCTGAAATTGGTAGATGCGTTGAGTTAGTCGAAAAAGTAACGAATGGATATGTATTTAATTTTCCTGGCGTGGGTAAGCATGGGTGGCGTGATGAAACCCCTGGATGGTTAGTAAAGGGAGATGTATCGATTTATACAAACACACCTTCAGGTGGTTTCTCTTATTTCTACGATGAAGAGCTCATGCCAATCGATGGAGACGACTTCAGCAATGAAGACGAGCGCCAGAAGGAGCGGGAGCATGCCTAAATCCCCAGCAGAACGCAAAGCCGCGCAGGAGGAGAAATATGCTTTTTTGTAATTGCGAATTCTGTGGAAAGAGAAGGATGAAGATATTTAGTAAGTCTTATCCGTCAATCTGGAGTTGGAGGCGATACTACTTTTGCTCCTTAGAATGTGCAAGCAATCTTGTAAAAGCAGATCGTGATGAAGCCGGCAAGCACTGGCAGGAAATGCTAGAAGCATTTGTTTTGTGTGAAAGAATGAAACCAAAGCGGGAGAGCGAGCGTGAGGAAACTAACGTTTGAACTTAGAAGCCCTATCCATCAACAGAACGCCATTCAAGCTATCCAACAAATCTTACCCGATCCAATCAAGCCAATCATCGTAACCATTCAAGAGCGCAACCGAAGCATCGACCAGAACAGAAAGCTTTGGGCTTGCCTTGGTGATGTATCTCGTCAGGTGGAATGGCATGGACGCCAACTTGATGCAGAGAGTTGGAAATGCATCTTCACCGCGGCGTTAAAGCAACAGGACGTTGTTCCTAACCTTGCCGGAAATGGCTTTGTAGTGATAGGTCAGTCGACAAGCAAGATGCGCGTAGGTGAGTTTGCTGAGCTACTGGAGCTTATTCAGGCATTCGGTGCCGAGAGGAATGTTAAGTGGTCTGATGAAGCCAGGTTGGCTCTTGAATGGAAGGCGCGATTTGGAGATAGAGCGGCATGAATCGACGAAGTCCAACACAGATAGTTTTAGATAGTCTCATCTTCACACCCACCAAGCGCAGTAAATCCAGAAAGAAAGCCATCCCAACGCAAAGCCAGGTCAAGACGTTTGATTACGTTCACGGCCTGTTGCAGTCAAAATGGAACAGAATGAGGAAAACCCGATGAGCTCTGTTGATGACGAATATGCAGACCGACTCGCTGACCTTCTCGAAGATATGGAAGGTGACGGCGTTGATTCTGTAGGAATGATTATGAACTGGGTCGCTGGGTTTGTGCAGGGAAGACTAGAAGGTCAAGAAGCCAGTGCATATATGTTTCAGTTCGATGATTTCGACATGATCATCCAGTTACAGGAACCGGAAGAAACCACAGCAGCGAGGTTGCATTGATGCTTAGTCCAGAGCAAATAGCTCAGTATCACGCTGAGAGTAATTTCCGTGCCGGCTACTGCATGCAATGCAAGACAAAGCTAACTATCGCTGAGGTGCATGTATGCGACAGGTGCGCAATAGAGCTTTATCCAGACCCTAACGGATTTATGACGGAGGAAGATGATGGCTAAAGGCAAAACGCCGAAGCCTAAAACCTGCCCCATTTGCTCCACTGAATACACCCCTCGAAGTTCTCTCCAGAAAGTTTGTCACAACTACAAATGCGCTCTCGAATTCAATCGCCTAACCGACGAAAGATTAGCTATGCGTGAAATTCGTAAGCAGGAGAAGCTACAGCGCATCGAACTTAAAGAGAGAAGGGAAAGGCTCAAAGGGAAATCAGAGTGGAACAGAGAGGCTCAGGCTGCGGTTAATAAGTTCATATTCTGGAGGGATTACGGCAACAGGTGCATTTCATGCGGATGCCAACTTAATTACGGCGTTCGTGGTGGTGCAGTGGATGCAAGCCATTATCGTTCAAGAGGTGCAGCACCATGGCTACGCTTCAATGTATTTAACAACAACTCAAGCTGCGTTCGCTGTAACAGACAGCTATCCGGAAACATCATCCTCTACCGAATAAACCTCATTGAGAAGTACGGGCCTGAGATTGTCGATCGCATTGAGAACGACAACAAGGTCAGGAAATTCAGCATTGATTATCTGAAAAGAGTTAAGGCGATATTCACACGCCGGGCTCGTCATTACGAAAAGCTACGCAAGCGTCTTATGGAGACCGCAGCATGAATAACGTAACTGATATCCAAGCAGTCAAATGGCAGCGTCACGCAGATGAGCAGTCACTTAAATCGCTCGATGCAAAGATTAAAGACGCTGAAAAGGCACTGGTGATTCTGCTTCATCATCGTCGTGAGTTGGTTAATCGCCTTGATTTGAATAAGCCTGATGGTCCGGAGGTTGCCTAATGGGTGTGCGTGAACTTAACCTGACCAAAGACCAGCATGACTGGCTTAATGGATGGCTTGAATTGTGGGGCGCGTGGGTTTACTCGGGGCGACTGGAAAAACGCATTAGCAGCGTTATAGCGCAGTTTATGGAGAGAGTCGAACCATCACGAGTAATGACAAGGCCAATGTGCAATGACGATGACGGAATGTTGATTTCTCAGGTCGTAGATTCCGTTATGCGCATCGACACAAAGGCCTTTGGCATTCTGCTTAGCTACTACTCTCACGGCTCATCTAAGAGAGCAATTGCATCGTACTATCACGCCACCGCAAAGCCACGCAAAATGGCCGGCAGAAGCGGAGAGGGTTGGCGGCGACCATCACTTGCAACATGCAGGAATGAAATCGACGATATCCTCAAAGCTTCACTCTTTGTTTTGTACCAACCTATGCAAGATGCCTTTAAAAGTCGCAAACGTGTTGAGAAGATTAAGCATGTTGCTGTTAAAAAGCTTGACATTGCATTATCCATTTAGCCATAATTAGAAGGTAAGCTGCCGTTAGTGACTCTTAAGTTACTGCGGTGGCTTTTTTAATTTCTGCAATCTGGTCAGGACTTTTGAGTTAATGCGTGCTGCACGACACGTTGATGCTCATACGCGAGAGTCCTGATCCAGATTGAGGGTCGATCGTATAAAGGTCATTACGGCAGGCTGTTAACCTGCTTATCGTGGTTCGAATCCACGTCGTCCCGCCAGATTAGCCGGCTTAGCTCCAATGGTAGAGCAGTCGCCTTGTAAGCGAATGGGTAGCGGTTCAAGTCCGTTAGCCGGCACCAAATCCCGCCAGCTGGGAATCTAGGCCAAAGAGCCACCATTAACACCCTCAGCACTTTGGGCTATAACCCTCAGCCCATTTTTTAAAGCGTACTTCCACCAAGAACCAGACCTAACCAACTCATTGCTGACACTCTGTGGCTACGGTGATAGCGCGCTTTAAAAAAGAAAAACCCAGCATCTATGGCTGGGCTTCGTGATATGAGCGGCATGTATTGTTGGCACAATCCACGCCCGATTTGCTCATGAATGCGGTCACGAACAAACCCGTTACAAATCAACCGTAACCCGGATTTGTTCAAGCGACCATATCCATAATTCCTAATTTGAACAGATCCCCATCACCTTGGGGGTAGGCATGTACCGCATGGACAAAATCAGAGAATGGTTCAGTTACTGGTTTGGAGGACTGACTGCAATGGGCGGAGTTCTCTCCCTTAATGACTGGGCTCTTATCGTAGGTATTCTTTGTACTGTCGGCACATTCGGCATCAATTGGTACTACAAGCGCAAAGAGCGCGAGGACAGATTGAATGGCAATGTCACCGGCGCTCAGAAATAGCATTGTTGCAGCCCTCGGTACCGGTGCTATTGGTATCGCGACCGTCATGGTTTCTGGCAAGTCAGGCCTGGAAGGTAGAGAGCATTACCCATACAAAGATATTGTTGGCATTGCCACCGTTTGTGATGGGCATACAGGAAGCGATATTGTCTGGGGTAAATATTACTCAGACAAAGAATGTGATGCGTTGACGCGTAAAGATATGACGCGAATTGCTGCACAAGTTGATCCGTATATCAAAGTGCCGACCACTGAAACACAGCGAGCTGCAATATATAGCTTCGCTTACAACGTCGGCTCCACAGCAACCATCAACTCAACCCTGTTTAAGAAACTCAACTCTAAAGATTACTCCGGGGCATGCTCAGAGCTTAAGAGATGGGTATATGCAGGTGGAAAGAAATGGAAAGGCCTGATGAACCGACGCGACGTTGAGTACGAGGTTTGCACCTGGAGCCATAAATGAGCAGATTAACCGCAATAATAATTGCAGTAGTTGTTTGCATCATTGTGTCACTTGGTTGGGCTGTAAATCACTATCGTGACAATGCCGCAGAATATAAGAAGCAGCGAGATGAGAAAGCTCAAGCGTTGAATCTTGCTAATGCCACCATCACCGACATGACAGCAAGGCAACGTGATGTTGCTGCACTGGATGCCAAATACTCACAGGAACTGGCAGATGCTAAAGCTGAAAATGATGCTCTGCAGCGCAAGCTTGATAATGGTGGTCGGGTGCTCGTCAAAGGAAAATGTCCAGTGCCAGCCGCAACCCAAACCGCCGGCTCCGCCAGCATGGGCGATTATGCCACCATCGAACTCTCTTCAGTTGCTGGACGAAACGTTCTCGGTATCCGATCCGGAATCGTCAGTGACCAAACAGCATTGAAAGCGCTGCAGGAATACATCCGCACTCAATGCTTGAGGTGATGTATGAAAAAGAGAGAGCGAGAAATAACTCTTCTCTATGTAATGTCTCTCATACGTGACGACGCTCTCAACCATCCAGTCTACAAGCCAACATTCAAAGACAAGCTAATCGAGTTTATCTATCACGCTCTGCACATCATCGCTGCGGTGATTGTTGCTGTCGTGTCTATAGGCTTCTTGGTTATCTCGTCTAATTACCTCTAACCATCTGGAGCCACAAAATGGCAGAGATTACTTCTATGACCGAAGAACAAACGTTCAAGCTTGAGATTTACAAATTGGTTGCCAACCAGAATGCGGCCGCAGAAGAAGCTTTCGCCTTTATTGGCACAGACCAGTTGAAGCTTGAGTTGTTCAAGATTCACTACAACAGCGGCGGCGCAAATTCAGACTTCACATCGCGCACTATCGAAGCCGTTCGCAAGGCAAAAGAAGCTCTCGACTTGTTTAACTCAGGAGTCTGATATGCCACTTGAAAAAGGTCGAAGCAAAAAGGTTATCGGTGAGAACATCGCAAGCGAAATCAAAGCTGGTAAACCAAAAGACCAGGCTATCGCCATTGCCATGAGCAAGGCCAGCAAGAAGAAAAAGAAAGGAGCTAAGTAATGGCTATTACCGAAATGCAAACAGCAACGGCTGGTTCTGTTGCTGGTCTTGTTCCAGTGGTTAAGGCGCATATTGCTGCTTCTCGCTTTCCTAATGGCGGGTTGGCAGGCGTTAAAGCAACATCTACCAAAACCGAATATTTCCAGGTGGTAGCAGCAGGCGGCACAGCGGCAACTGACTACGACATCGTGGTAAGTACAGATCGCGCTGATTTCACTATCAAGTGCAACGCAAAGATTACCGCCGGCTTTCTGCCGTTGGGTGATATGAGCGTTATCCAGTTAACTCCTGGGCGTTTGGTTGAGTACGCACAGGCATTCACTAAGGCTTAATTATGGCTCGCCCGACTAAGTATCAAGAGGCGTATGCCGAGCAGGCTCGCAAGTTGTGCTTGTTGGGCTATACCGATGCTGAGCTTGCTGACTTCTTCGAGGTTAGTGAGGCAACAATCAACAATTGGAAACTAGAACATTCTGAGTTTTTAGAGTCCATAAAAAAGGGAAAGGCAATTGCCGACGGAAATGTCACAGATCGCCTTTACCAGAGAGCAATGGGTTTTGTTGCCCCGGATGTTGATATCCGTGTAATCGAAAACAAAATCGTCGAGACGCCGCTCGATAAGTATTACCCGCCGGATACAGCAGCAGCTATTTTCTGGCTTAAGAACCGTCAGAAGGATAAGTGGCGTGATAAACAAGACCATGAGGTTACCGGCAAAGACGGTGGAGCTATCCAGATTGAAACCTCACCAATGAGTACGCTATTCGGAAAATGACAACGATTAATCCTATCTTTCAACCGTTCATCGAGGCGCATCGCTACAAAGTCGCTAAGGGCGGTCGAGGTAGTGGTAAGTCATGGGCAATAGCTCGCTTGCTTATCGAGGCGTCACGCCGTCAACCTGTACGCATACTTTGCGCTCGCGAATTGCAGAACAGCATCAGCGACTCGGTAATCCGATTGCTTGAGGACACGATAGAGCGCGAAGGTTATGCGGCTGAGTTCGAAATACAGCGCTCAATGATTCGGCATCTCGGTACTAATGCTGAATTCATGTTCTACGGCATCAAAAATAACCCAACTAAGATTAAATCCCTGGAAGGTATAGACATCTGCTGGGTAGAAGAGGCCGAGGCTGTAACGAAGGAGTCGTGGGATATCCTGATTCCGACCATCCGAAAGCCTAACTCTGAAATCTGGGTCAGTTTCAACCCGAAAAACATTCTCGACGATACCTATCAGCGCTTCGTCGTCGACCATCCTGATGACATCTGCCTGCTTACGGTTAACTACACCGACAATCCGCACTTTCCTGAAGTTCTCCGGTTGGAGATGGAAGAGTGCAAGCGGCGCAATCCAACTCTCTATCGTCACATCTGGCTAGGTGAGCCGGTAAGCGCAAGTGATATGGCAATAATCAAACGTGAATGGCTTGAAGCGGCAACAGATGCGCATAAGAAGCTTGGATGGAAAGCAAATGGAGCTGTAGTTTCTGCGCACGATCCATCAGATACCGGCCCAGACGCTAAGGGATATGCATCACGCCATGGCTCTGTAGTGAAGAGAGTTCTCGAAGGCTTATTGATGGATGTAAATGAAGGCTCTGACTGGGCTACTTCTCAGGCCATTCAGGATGGTGCAGACCACTACCTTTGGGATGGTGACGGAATTGGGGCTGCATTGCGCAGACAGACTACTGATGCATTCAGTGGCAAGAAGATAACCGCTACGATGTTCAAGGGTAGCGAGTCACCATTTAACGAAGATGCGCCATATCAGGCCGGAGCTTGGGCTGATGAAGTGGTGCAGGGCGACAATATCCGCACTATCGGCGATGTATTCCGCAATAAGCGAGCACAGTTCTATTACACGCTGGCTGACAGACTATACCTGACGTATCGCGCAGTAGTTCATGGCGAATATGCCGACCCAGACGATATGCTTAGTTTCGACAAAGAAGAAATAGGCGAGCATATGCTAGAAAAGCTATTCGCCGAACTCACTCAGATACAGCGCAAATTTAACGGTAATGGCAAGCTTGAGCTCATGACTAAGGTCGAAATGAAGCAGAAGCTTGGTATTCCATCCCCCAACCTGGCAGACGCACTAATGATGTGCATGCACTGCCCGGCATTAGCTCCAGAAGAAACGGACATCATCGTTCCCTCATCCTCCGGTTGGTAAAAATGGCAGAGACATCAGAGAAAAAACATGAGCGCATCATGCTCAGGTTTGACCGCGCCTATACGCCACAGCAAGACGTGCGCGAAAAGTGCATTGAGGCTACGCGATTCGCTCGTGTCCCTGGCGGTCAATGGGAAGGAGCAACGGCAGCGGGAACCAAGCTTGATGACCAGTTCGAGAAGTACCCAAAGTTTGAGATTAACAAGGTCGCTACCGAGCTCAACCGCATCATCGCTGAGTACCGCAACAACCGCATCACCGTTAAGTTTCGCCCTGGTGACAAAGAAGCCAGCGAAGAGTTAGCAAACAAGTTGAATGGACTGTTCCGCGCTGACTACGAAGAGACGGATGGTGGTGAGGCATGCGATAACGCATTTGACGACGCTGCAACGGGTGGTTTTGGTTGCTTCCGCCTAACTTCGATGCTGGTCAACGAATACGACCCAATGGATGAGCGTCAGCGCATTGCTATCGAGCCTGTTTACGATCCGTCACGCTCAGTATGGTTCGACCCTGACGCGAAGAAGTACGACAAGTCAGACGCTCTGTGGGCGTTCTGCATGTACTCACTGTCGCCTGAGAAGTACGAGGCTGAATATGGCAAGACTCCTCCAGCATCTCTCGATGTAACCACAATGACCAGTTGGGAATATGACTGGTTTGAGCCAGAAGTTGTTTACATCGCCAAGTATTACGAGGTGCGCAAAGAGTCTGTAGATGTAATCAGCTATCGCCAGCCAATCACCGGCGAGATTGCTACCTACGATAGCGACCAGATTGAAGATATCGAAGACGAGTTAGCACTTGCTGGATTCCAGGAGGTTGCGCGCCGCTCCGTTAAACGACGCCGTGTTTACGTATCAGTGGTTGATGGTCAGAACTTCCTTGAGAAACCTCGACGTATTCCTGGAGAACATATACCGCTTATCCCGGTATATGGGAAACGCTGGTTCATCGACGATATTGAGCGCGTAGAAGGTCACATTGCAAAAGCGATGGACCCGCAGCGGCTCTACAACCTTCAGGTTTCGATGCTGGCCGACACTGCAGCGCAAGACCCAGGGCAAATACCAATCGTTGGCATGGAGCAGATTAGAGGCCTGGAAAAGCACTGGGAAGCACGCAACAAGAAGCGTCCTGCTTTCCTGCCATTGCGTGAGGTGAAGGATAAAGCTGGCAACATCATTGCAGGGGCTACCCCAGCAGGTTATACGCAGCCTGCAGTCATGAATCAGGCTCTGGCAGCGTTACTTCAGCAGACCAGCGCAGACATTCAGGAAGTAACTGGCGGGAGCCAGGCAATGCAGCAGATGCCTAGCAATATCGCACAGGAAACGGTTAACAACCTGATGAACCGCGCAGATATGGCCTCGTTCATCTACCTGGACAACATGGCCAAGAGCCTGAAGCGAGCCGGTGAAGTCTGGTTGTCAATGGCTCGTGAGGTTTACGGTTCAGATCGCGAGGTGCGTGTTGTCAACGAAGACGGAACAGATGACATTGCGCTGATGAATGCGCAGGTTGTTGACCGACAGACTGGACAAGTTGTCGCACTGAATGATCTTTCAACCGGTCGCTATGATGTCACCGTTGATGTTGGTCCAAGTTATACCGCTCGCCGAGATGCCACAGTGTCTACGCTAACGCAGGTTCTTCAAAGCATGCTGCCGCAGGATCCGATGCGCCCCGTTATTCAGGGAATCATCCTAGACAACCTTGATGGAGAGGGGATGGACGACTTCAAAGAGTTCAACCGCAAGCAGTTGCTCACATCTGGTGCAGTTAAGCCGCGCAATGAATCTGAAGCGCAGATGGTTGCGCAGGCTCAGGCCGCTCAGCAGCAACAGCCAAACCCGGAAATGGTCGCTGCAATGGCCCAGGACAAACTAGCTAATGCTGAGCTGCAGAAAGCCGCCAACGAACAGGCTGACATTCAGGTTAAAGCCTTCAAAGCTCAGACAGATGCGCAGGTCGCCGCGGCTAAGGTGGTGGAGATCCTCGCATCCGCAGACAGCAAGCAGAAAGAAGATATCCGCGAAGCCCTCAAGCTTCTTGGCCAGTTCCAGCAACAGCAGGGTGATAACGCTCGCGCTGATGCTGAGTTAGTCCTCAAAGGGCAGGCGCAAGGGCATTCAGAGCGCATGGATATCACCAATCTCTTCAAATCATCACAGTCACCGGCAGACTCACTGCCGAGTTAATCAGGAGTAATCAATGGGAAGCGAACTGATCATCGACGGTCAGGTTATTGACCTGTCTGAAAAACAGGAATCAGCCGAAGAAGTGACCACTGAGCAACAAGAGCAGCCTGAGAAGAAAGACCAGGCCGATACTGAGCAAGTGGTTACTACCGAAAGTGAACAGGCCGAAGAGCAGCCGGATGAATACTCCCTGCGTATCGGTGATGAAGAAATAACTCTTACTGAAGAGGATGACGATCACGTTGATGGTCAGCCAGCCCCTCAGTGGGTGAAAGATTTACGCAAGAACAATCGCGAGAAAGATAAAGAGTTACGGGAACTGCGTCGCCAACTTGAGGAGATTCAATCCAAGCCGGCAGAAGTGCAGCAACCGCAATCAGATGCATTGCCTCCAAAGCCGACTCTTGAGTCGTGTGACTACGACGAGGCAGCGTTTGAACAGGCAGTTACTGACTGGCATGAGAAAAAGAGCCGTGCCGAGCAGCAGAAGCAACAGCATGAACGTCAGCAGCAGGAATATCAGCAACGCTTCCAGCAGAGAGTAGAAGCCCACAAACAGCGAGCAGCCAAGCTACCGGTAAGAGATTATCAGGAGATGGAGGCCATTGTGCTGAGTGAGCTCCCACCAGTTCAGCAGGAAATCATTATTCACTGCGCTGACGAAGGTTCAGAACTTATCGCCTACGGGCTAGGTAAGAGCCAACAACTACGCCAGCGTGTAGCCGCTGAGACAGACCCAATTCGCGCAGCATTTCTCTTAGGTCAGATTAGCAAGGAAGTACACCTTGCACCGAAACCAAAGAAAGCCATCAAACCAGAGCCGGAAGTTCGCGGTGGCGGTGCTGATGCGAAACAAGACGACTTCAACAAACTCTGCCCCGGCGCAAAAATCGAATAAAGGAAACTGCTAAATGGCTACTAACAATCTCGACAGCAACGTCAGTCAAATCGTTCTGAAAAAATTCCTGCCGGGCTTCATGTCCGACCTGGTTCTCGCTAAAACTGTAGACCGCCAACTGCTGGCAGGTGAAATCAACTCCAGCACCGGTGATAGCGTCAGCTTCAAGCGTCCGCACCAGTTTGCATCGCTGCGAACCGCAACTGGTGATATCTCTGGACAAGCAAAGAACAACCTGATCTCTGGCAAAGCAACCGGGCGTGTAGGTAACTACATCACTGTTGCCGTGGAGTACGGACAACTGGAAGAGGCGATCAAGCTAAACCAACTGGACGAAATCCTCGCCCCTGTTCGTCAGCGAATCGTTACCGACCTGGAAACTGAACTCGCCAAGTTCATGATGAACAACGGCGCACTTTCCCTTGGTAGTCCGAACACCCCAATCAACAAATGGTCAGATGTTGCACAAACTGCATCTTTCCTGAAAGATTTGGGTGTTGAAGAGGGCGAGAACTATGCAGTAATGGACCCATGGTCAGCACAGCGCTTGGCTGATGCTCAGTCTGGTCTGCATGGCTCTGACAAGCTGATTCAAACCGCATGGGAACAGGCGCAGATCTCTTCTAACTTCGGCGGCATTCGCGCACTGATGTCTAACGGCCTGGCATCTCGCACTCAAGGCGCGTTCGGTGGCACTCTGACTGTTCAGACTGCACCTACCGTAACCTATAACGCAGTGAAAGATACCTACCAGTTCACTGTAACGCTGACTGGCGCAACTGCTTCTGTTACCGGCTTCCTGAAAGCTGGCGATCAGATTAAGTTCACCAATACCTACTGGCTGCAGCAGCAGTCCAAGCAGGTTCTGTATAACGGTTCCGCACCGATTAGCTTCACTGCAACCGTTCTGTCTGACGCCAACTCCACCGCAGGTGGCGCAGTTACTGTAACGCTGTCTGGCGTGCCGATTTATGACACCACCAACCCGCAATACAACGCTGTTAGCCGTCAACTTGCAGCAGGCGATGCCGTAACCGTCATCGGTACTGCAGGTCAGACGATGAAGCCGAACCTGTTCTATAACAAGTTCTTCTGCGGCCTGGGCACTATCCCTCTACCTAAACTGAACAGCATCGACTCAGCCGTTGCTACTTACGAAGGTTTCTCCATCCGTGTTCACAAATACTCGGACGGTGACGCCAACGTTCAGAAAATGCGTTTCGACTTGCTGCCGGCATATGTCTGCTTCAACCCTCACATGGGTGGACAGTTCTTCGGCAATCCGTAATCACAAGGGGCTTCGGCCCCTTACTTTTTGAGGAGATGACATGGATCGCATGAGCGTGTTCCTTACCGCAGATAACGAGGCTGGTCACGTACAGGCAGTTATCGCAGAAAAAGACTTCCCGATTTACGAAAAGCTAGGCTTCGTTGCATCAGTATACGACCTGAAGCCAGCAACCAAGCGCGGACGTAAGGCGGCAGATAATGGCAACGACTCTGACAAAGGGTGACATCGTACTTTTCGCCCTTAGAAAGCCAGCAATTGCATCAAATGCGTCACTTACCGACGTTGAGCCTCAGTCAGTAGAGGACGCCATTCAAGACCTCGAAAATATGATGTACGAGTGGCAGATTAATCCTGGCGATATCGGCTACCTGTTCGCTGCAGATGGCGAGGAGCCTTTACCCGATGATGATTCAGGATTGCCTCGTAAATACATGCAGGCTGTCGGTTATCAGCTGATGTTGCGCATCCTTTCAGATTACAACCTTGAACCGTCTTCCGGTGCGCTGACAAATGCACAGCGCTCATACGACGCGTTGCTCACCGATACGCTGGTTGTTCCATCAATGCGCCGCCGCGGTGACTTCCCAGTTGGTCAGGGCAATAAGTACGACGTATACACAGCAGATCGCTATTATCCTGGCGACCTACCGCCAATTGATGGCGATGTGCCAAATCCATAGGTGAGTAAATGCCGATTCAGCAGCTTCCATTGATGAAAGGAGTCGGCAAAGACTTCAAGAACGCCGACTATATCGACTATCTCCCGGTAAACATGCTTGCTACGCCAAAAGAGGTGCTAAACAGCAATGGTTATTTGCGCTCATTCCCGGGCATAGCAAAACGAAGTGATGTTAACGGTGTATCACGTGGAGTTATATACAATACCTCTCAGAATGCCGTATATCGCGTTTTAGGTGGCAAACTCTATAAGTCGCAGAGTGAAGTTAGCGATGTTGCTGGTAGCGGTCGTGTATCGATGGCGTTTGGCCGCACATCACAGGCTGTATGCGTAAATGGCATTGTCACCGAGTATCGATATGATGGAAACATCAAGACGATAGACAACTGGCCTACTGATTCAGGTTTCACACAATATGAATTAGGATCGGCCAGAGACATCACCCGCTTGCGCGGTCGCTATGCATGGTCGAAAGATGGCTCCGACTCATGGTTCATCTCCGACCTTGAGGATGAATCCCATCCTGACCGGTACAGCGCAGAGTATCGCGCAGAGTCACAGCCTGATGGAATCATTGGCATTGGTTCATGGCGAGACTTTATTGTTTGCTTTGGTTCGTCAACGATTGAGTACTTCTCCCTAACCGGAACAACTACGGTCGGTGCTGCTATCTATGTCGCCCAACCATCGCTTATGGTGCAGAAGGGTATTGCCGGCACCTACTGCAAGACTCCTTTTGCAGATTCCTATGCATTCATCAGTCATCCGGCATCAGGCGCTCCATCGGTGTACATCATCGGTTCAGGGCAAGCATCTCCAATAGCCACGGCCAGTATTGAGAAGATTATCCGCTCTTACACAGCCGATGAGCTTGCGGCTGGAGTAATGGAGACGCTGAGGTTTGATGCTCATGAGCTTCTGATGATTCATCTGCCACGCCACGTTCTGGTTTACGATGCATCAGCAAGCCAGAATGGGCCGCAGTGGTGCGTTCTGAAAACTGGTTTATACGATGACGTATATCGAGCCGTCGACTTCATGTACGAAGGTAACCAGATTACTTGTGGCGACAAACTGGAATCGGTAACCGGTCAGATGCAGTTCGATATTAGCAGCCAGTACGATAAGCAGCAGGAGCACTTGTTATTTACCCCGCTATTCAAGGCAGATAACGCAAGGGTGTTCGACATTGAGGTTGAGTCATCGACCGGGGTTGCTCAGTACGCTGACCGGCTATTCCTGTCTGCAACAACTGACGGCATCAATTATGGTCGCGAGCAGATGATAGAGCAGGATGCGCCATTTATTTACGATAAGCGCGTCATCTGGAAGCGCGTTGGTCGTATCAGGAAAAATATCGGATTCAAACTGCGCATCATTACTAAGTCGCCAGTAACACTATCCGGATGTCAGGTGAGGTTGGAATAATGGCTGATGATGGATTAAAAGAACCGGTCATCATTCAGGCTACCCGTCTTGATGCTTCTATCCTTCCAAGAAACGTATTCACTCAGTCCTATCTGCTCTATGTAATCGCGCAAGGTACTGACTTGGGTAACGTCGCCGGTAAGGCTAACGAGGCAGGGAAGGGGGCTTACGATGCTCAGGTTAAGAACGATGAGCAGGATGTCATCCTCGCCGACCATGAATCAAGGATTGAAGCTGCAGAAGCAACGCTTATTAACCATGAGCAGCGTATCACAGCAGCGGAGGCTACACTTGCAGACCATGAAACAAGAATCACTGCTGCTGAAGCTGAATTGGTCGACCATGAGACAAGGATTGCCGCTAATGAGGCTGAGTTAGCAGACCACGAAGCGAGAATAACCCAGAACACGACTGACATAGACGGACTCGACACGAGGCTAACTGCAGCAGAAGGAAGCATCACGACGCTGCAAACCACCGTAGCCAATCACACCACAAGAATTACCGCGCTTGAGTACGCCACAACGCGCAAGAAATCTGAGGTGGTTTACAGCGGCATTTCTCTTGTCATTCCAACTGCCGGCGCAAACCTCGTTACTTTGCTTAAAGCGCTTACGCCTACCAGCGGTACGCTTGCTCCATTCTTCAACACAACGACAGACAAGCTTGTTGTTTACAACGAAAACAAGACCGTCAACTTTAAGCTATCTCTGATTGGTTCGTGGCCTGGAGGAACAGCAAATCGCTCTATCCAGTTGACGTTCTCAGGAGCGGTTCCTGACACGTTGGTTAACAGCAGAAACGTAGCCACAACTACCGATAACGTATTGCTGGCGACGTTCTTTAGCGTTGATGTCGGCGGATTCCTTGCCACTAACGGCAGCACCATGACAATTCAGTCTAACGGTGCAGCATTCACGGCAACAACCATCAAAATCATTGCGGAACAGTAATGGAAATAAAGCTCATCGATAACCCGGTGAAGCTTGCAGAATTCCTCAACAATCCAGAAACAACAGGCAATATCATAGATAGCGGAGATAAATACTATATCAAACCTGATGCGGTATATCTTGGCATCTATGAAGGTGTTCTGCTGGTTGGGGTGCATGAAGTTCGCAACTTCTGGCACAGCGTAGTGGAATGTCATGCGTGCTACCTACCTGGATTTCGTGGTGAATATGCCCTTCATGGACACCGCTTATTCTGCAAATGGCTTCTCCAAAACTCCCCATTCCTGAACAGCATCACGATGGTACCTGACACCACTAAATACGGTCGAGCGATTATCAGGCTTCTTGGTGCTACGCGCGTCGGTCATCTCGATGATGCCTATATCAGCAATGGTAAACCCGTAGGAATCACTCTCTATCAATTACCTCGCTCGAAATATGAGGAACTCTTAAATGATAATTCATCAGATTGCCAATAAGCACCTCAACAAAGCGGTGTATCAAAAGGGTGGTGATGGCGGTGCCGGCGCACAGGCAAAGGCAACGCAGAAGGGAATCGACCTGCAGCGCGAGATGTGGCAGACAAACATGCAGAACCTTGCACCGTTCACACCGCTCGCTCAGCAATATGTTTCACAGCTTCAAAACCTATCTACCCTGCAGGGGCAAGGCCAGGCGCTCAACGATTACTACAACTCGCAGCAGTACAAAGACCTTGCAGGACAGGCTCGCTATCAATCCCTGATGTCTGCTGAGGCAACCGGTGGTCTTGGTTCTACCGCGACTGGTAACCAGTTAGCAGCCATTGCTCCGACGCTCGGACAGAACTGGTTATCAGGACAGATGAACAACTATCAGAACCTGGCAAATATCGGCCTTGGTGCTTTAACTGGTCAGGCTAACGCTGGACAGAACTACGCTAACAACGCTAGCCAGTTGTACCAGCAGCAAGCTAACGCAGCGGCGGCTAATGCTAACCGGCCTTCTGGTCTGCAGTCTGCTCTTGGTGGTGCTGCTGCCGGCGCTGCCGCTGGTACAGCAATTATGCCTGGCTGGGGTACGGCTATTGGTGCTGGTATCGGTGCTCTAGGCTCACTTTTCTAAGGAGAAATCATGGCTACCTGGCAACAAGGCATCAACTCCGGCGGATTTCTTGCCGGCATTGGTCAGAATAACCAGAATGCGCCACAGGCAAGTGATGCGAATACCGCTCTCGAATACATTCGGCAGAATAATGAAAATGAGTGGTCTGGAAGGAACAATGTTGGTCTGCAGGCGCTTAATGGTATCGCTGGGAATCTTCAGCTCTACAAACAAGCACAGCAATCTGACCGGCAGAGTGAATTTCAGCAGGCATACGGTAATGCCTTTGCATCAGGTGATCGCAATGCAATGCGCCAACTTGCAGCTCAATATCCTGACCAAATCGACGCTGTTCGTAATGGAATGAAGTTCGTCGACGAAGACCAGCGAAATACAGTCGGAAACCTTGCCGCCGGCGCAAGACTAGCATCAACCTCTCCAGACAGCATGATGTCATGGCTGCAGAACAATGCTGCTGATTTGCAACGAGTCGGCCTTAATCCCATGGAAGTTGCACAAACATATCAGCAGAACCCTAAGGCATTTAGTGATTTTGCAGATCATCTCGGCATGGCTGCGCTTGGCCCTGACCAGTATTTCAACGTTCAGGACAAAATTGCAGGAAATGCAATCACCATGCGTGGGCAGGACATTAGCCAGCAAAATGCAGCTCAGAACAATGCGATTGCAATGCGAGGACAGGATATTCAGGCCAACTTAGGTCAGCAGAGAATTGACTTGGACCGGGAAAATAACCGCATTAACATGGAAAATAAGCGGTATGAGCGGCAGCTGCAGAATGAAACTAATGACCTGAAACGTCAGGAACTTCAGCAGAAGATTGACTCTAACAACCAATCCCTACAGCAGAAAAAAAATGATCTGAACTCTGGATACAAAGACAGTATCAACACACTCACTACCAGCATGGGAACGCTTAACGATATCCTTTCATCTCCATCATTAAAGAGCATAACCGGCATCAGAGGTGCTATTCCTAACATCCCTGGCTCTGCAGCGGCTGATGTTCAGGCCAGATTAGATACCTTCAAATCTCAGGCATTCTTATCTGCGGTTGCGGCGATGAAAGGGATGGGGGCGCTATCTGATGCCGAAGGTAAAAAGCTTGATGCCGCCGTTGGTTCTCTGCAGAACTCTCAGAGTGAAGATGCATTTAAGCGCAATGGTAAAATCATCATGGATATGTATAACCAAAAGCGTAACGATGCCGTTTCCAAGTATGTACAGCAGAACGGAATCCAGAGAGTAACCGCCCCGCAGCAGTCAATCGACTATCTTCGTCAGCATCCTGAGCTATCTGCAGACTTTATCAACCGTTATGGTTATCTCCCGTCCATTGGAGGTTAAATGGCAACTTACAGAGAGCTTCTGGAGCAGGCTGGCGCTCGCCACGGAATCCCGGAAGGGCTGATGACTCAACTCGGAGGGAAGGAATCCTCTTATCGTCCTGATGCGGTTAGTAGCAAGGGGGCGCGCGGATTAACCCAGGTGATGCCTGGCACATACCGCGGCATGGGATATACCGATGAGCAGATGCAAAATCCTGAATATCAGGCTGACGCTGGGGCAAGATATCTTTCTCAGATGTATCAGCGATTTGGTAACTGGCGTGATGCTCTGCAGGCTTATCACGACGGGCCAGGTAATGTGGAAAAGGCAAAGCGCGGTGAGTACACGCCAGGTCCTGAGGGGCGGCAGTATGTTGATAATCGCTTCAGTCAATGGACTGGAGACCCTTCAACCAATAATGATGTAGAGCAGCGGGCAACATCTGCAAAACTTCATCCTCAGCAAGACCCGGATAACCCCTTTGCGCAAATTGAGTCTCAGGCAACGGGAAATCCAGTTGAGCCTCACGTTCAGGACGATCCAAATAACCCGTTTGCACAGATTGAACAACAATCAGAAACTACTCAACAGCCGGTACAGCAACAAACTCAACAGCCACAGCAAGGGCAGTTGCAAGAGCAGGGTTTCATGTCTGACCTTGGCAATGCTGTCGCTGAAACTGGGCGAGGGCTTCTGCAGGCAGGCGTTAATGTTGTCAACATTCCTGCATCAGTAGCAGATGCCGTTACCAGCGCCGGCGCATGGGCAGGAAAGCAACTTGGTATTGGTGATGGAACTTACATGCCGGCACCAAGAGTGACCACTCAAGGCCTCGAGCAGGGCCTTGGCTTGCAGCAAGGAGCGCTCACCCCTCAGACCACGGAAGGCAAGATTTTTTCTGAGGCGTTGCCGTATCTAACTCCAGTTGGAATTGAGCGAGCGGCTTCACAGGCTCCAACTGTTGCTGGAAGGATTGCTGAAGGTGCATCACGACTTCTGGCTGAGAACGCCGTTGGTTCTTTGGCGGCAAATAGCCAGCAGGATAACGCAGAAAACCTTGCTACAGACCTTGGCCTTGGTGTTGCTACTGGTGGCTTGGTTAATGCGGCAGGAAGAGGAATAAGTGTGGCATACCGTGGAGCAAGAGGTGCTATTGCGCCAGAGGCACAGCAAGCCATTCGCTTTGCTGAACAGGAAGGAGTTCCGCTGCATACTACTGATGTTTTGCAACCGCAATCCCGTGTTGGTCGCATGGCACAGACTACAGCGGAAAACATCCCATTTGCTGGCACAAGCTCCATGCGTGCAACTCAGCAGGAAGCAAGAAGCCAGCTAGTCCAGGATTATGCGTCACGTTTCGGTGAGTACGATCCATCTATTGTCATTGGCAGCCTGAAAGCAAAAACATCAGGAATCAGAAGGGCGGCAGGAAATCGTCTTGAACAGATTCAAACCGCAATGACGGGGGTGAATATCCAACCGTCCAGAGCAATTCAACAAATAGACGATGAGATAGGGAAGCTGCAAAAGTTAGGGCAAGTTGCCGATACTGATACTATCAGCAAACTCCAGTCATACAGAAATGAGTTAGCTAAAGGAGATATTGATCTTGAGCAGCTAAGTCGACTGAGAACACAGTTCAGGATGGATGTTAGAGGCGAACGTACACATATGCCGCAGCCGGCAGAGGCAGCAGTACAGCGTGTGTACAGGGCGATGACAGGAGATATAGATAACTCCATAGGTCAGAACCTGGGAAATGATACCCTTCGCCGCTACAAGCAAGCTAATGCTGTATATGCCGACGAAGCCAATAAATTACAGAATACGCGCCTTAAGAATGTCTTAATGAAAGGTGATTTAACCCCGGAAGTGGTTAACAACATGCTTTTCAGCAAGAACAAATCTGAGGTTCAGAATCTGTATAACTCAGTTGGCAGAATTGGCAGAGCGCAGATGAGGAACGGAATCATAGGTAAGGCAATTGAGAAATCAGATGGATCTCCTGACCAGTTCCTACGCCAACTTAACATCATGTCAAACCAGACCGGTATCGCGTTCAAAGGTCAGGATGCGGCATACATTAAAGGATTGAAAAACTATCTTGATTCTACCAGGCAAGCATCTAAAGCTGCAGTTACCACACCTACAGGACAGCAGACTATCCCATTTATTCTAGGGATAGGCTCTGTTACCAACCCAGCATTGATAGGAGTTGGTGGTGGATATGGGATTCTTGCCAGAATCTATGAGAGTGAGGCAGGAAGGAACGCAATGTTACGCCTGGCAAACACCCCACGCGGCTCTACTGCGTTCGAGTCTGCACTGGCTGATGCTCAGCGTGTTATCAACGCCATAGCGCAAGGCGCGAAGTCAGAAGCGTTAAGCGAATAATGCAACGCCCACGCAAACGCCGAAAATCAGGAATGCAAGATTAAGTAAATCTCTGTTCATATTCACCTCGCCATGGATGGCATGAAGCTGCCTGTAGTTATATTATCATTCACCTTTCATATGATGGTGAAGGATAATGGTTAAATATATTTTATTAGGTGGATGCCTTTTGGCTCTTTCCGGATGCACCACAGCAGATAAGACGTTTGGTCCTGACGGAAAGGAAGCTTATCAACTAACCTGTTCTGGAATAGCTCAGGATTGGGGGAATTGCCAGGTTAAGGCAGGTGAGTTATGCGGCTCGCGTGGATATAGCATTATAAGTGTCAACGGTGAGCAGGGTGCTGCATTCACTGCAAACCCGCAAATGGCATTTGGCAGCTCTACCATTTACAGAAACATGCTTATTTCCTGCAAGTAAACTCAGCCCGGGTGTCCGGGCTATTTTTTTCTGTAATGTTCACTAAGTCGCTCAAACACCAGATTTTTAACCTCTTGAGATATAACGTCAGCCTCTCTTTCTGCCTCATCCATAAATCCAGAAACTGGGGAAGGCCTACCAAGTGACTCCTCAAGCGTAGCCACTATTTCAGCATTGATAGACCGGTTATTCATCTTCGCGCGTTGCTTAATCTTCGCGTGTAGTTCGTGCGTAAGCCTCAAGTGGAACTGCGCCTCATCGTATTTGCTGTACATCCTTGATGCCCTCACCAGTGGGTGGAATGGCATCGTAAAACCTACTGGATAAATCAACAATCGTACCATTTCGGTATGTAACTATAACTTACCGCAGCTCTGCTGTGGAGATTACTTGCGCCCGGAGCACATCAAATGACAGATACCAATTACCTGGTCTCTATGCCGTCTAGCCCTTTTTCTACGCCACGAGCATTTAAATCAGTGGCTAACGGGAAAATTTACATAGGAAACCCTGACACAGATCCTGTAAATCCTGCCAACCAAATCCCGGTATATGTCGTTAATGAAGATGGAACCGAGGTTCAGATCTCACAGCCCATCATCATTAATGCGGGAGGATTTCCAGTTTATAACGGGCAGATTATGAAGTTCATAACCAAGCAGAACTTCAGCATGGCCGTATACGATGCTTATGGTACCCAGCAATATTATTGGCCTGATATATCACAGGTTGACCCAGCAATTGCTATGCAAGAGATAATTAGGCTAAGAAGCGATCTTGCGTCTAGTGATAGCGGGTTTGGCGGGGAGATGGTTGGTTTTAAAAAGGACTTCCCTGGCGCTCAGCCAACCACAATTTCAAAAGAGTTAGACACTTCAGAAGCAATAACTCCTGAAACATTTAATACAGGAAGCATGACTGATGATGAACTTTTTACCGCCATGTTTTCTAACATTGATTCCTATTCTTCATGGGCGTCAGGTTTTGGCGTAATCCCAGGAAAGATAGACCTGCGCGGGAAAACCTACACCCTTACGCAAGAGCATATCTGTAGAAAGGGAGTAAACATAACTAACGGCACTATTCGCCTTAATGGTGGAAATATAGTCATGGGGGAGCTCGGCAGCACCTCTACTCTTACATACGCATTCCAGGGGCTGAGTGTTATCGATGTTGGAACCGCAGAATCAGAAAAAGCCCTCATTGAAGTGCGTGTGTGTTTTAACGTTTTCGTCTGCGCAAACTATATGAATGCGCGAAAACCATCCTCAGGAAACAGATCCAGGTATGCACTCTTCCTGGGCTCATCTAGGGGGTGGGGAATTGGCATCGTTAGCGGATACTACACAGGCGGTCGGTGTACTGTTCGAATTGGCAGAACAAGCGACCATACTGGAATCTTCGTTGGCTCAGGAGCGACCATAGATCATGGAAGTGTTTGTAATCTCATGCTGTGCAATCCTGCAGGCGCTTCCGTTATTGGATGTAACGTTGAACACTCAGAAAATGGTAGCGCCGGCTCAATTATTATTACAAGCAGCACCAACGGTTCTGTCAATTACGCACACTCAGTCACTATTCAAAGCGTCTATGCCTTTAACTCCGGGAAAGGAACATCTGGAACAACTCTAACCCCAGCAGCGATTGTGGTAGGTAGAGATGTTCCTGGAACCTTGGGGTGGGACGTATCTGGACAGCTCATCACTAGTGGAAACAATGCTGACAACATAAAAATAAGCAACTGCTATCTTGTATCAGATAACCAGCAGTATGCTGCCATCATGCGAGGAAGAAGTGGGCTGGTAGTAGAAAACTGCGTAGTAATCAATAACAACTCCGATGCTGATGATGTCTTATTTGAAGGGACAGCAGCAAGAAGCCACGCATACGACAACAGAAACCAAAACACCGGGGTATTTGATTTTGTTGGCTACACATCATCAAGCGCACCAACAATCGGCTCTACAAATGGCTCCTGGAATATGGCGCTTACTGACTCAAATGGCGTGGGGTCATATACAAGGAGTACATTTGGTGGAGGATATAATGTAACCAACGATATGTGCACAGCATACGGATGGATGGTTATAGGCTCTGTCGTTACTCCAGCAACAGGGCAACTTCGAATAGCATTACCTCTTCCGGTCAGGACAGCGATACGAGCTGGTATTTCTGTAGCTGTATTTAATATCGCCGGTTCAAAGCAGCAACCTGTGATAGGGCAGGTTTTAGAGGGAGGTAACTACATGACACTCTTCACCTCTGATGGGCAAGCGCTTGCGGCATCGGCAATTACCGCAGGAACATCATTCCAGTTTACATTCACCTACCCAGTCAGGATGGCAAGAGCCAGATAACCAACCTTAGCCAGCACGACCGAGTGTTGTGCTGGCCCCATGGTAAATAGTAGTTGATTCAAAATTACAACGATAAAAGTTGTGGATAAATTGACGGAGTATTCCTATGTGATATAGTTCTGAGCCTAGTATAAAGTTGGGTGAGGAAGATCACATATCTCATGGGTAGACGACTAATATCCTCACCGTAAATATTTCGCCACAAATATAATATTATAGTGGTGTTATTGTGAGGGTTACACACAGTGAGAAGTAAATTCAAATATGATGATATTGCTATTAGGCTATATCTATTAGCGCTCGCAATAATAACGCTAGTACCTTTTGGTCGTGGTAGTATATCTGGGTTAGAGCCAGCTGTTCCTTTTATTTTAATTTCATTTGCTGTTTTCGCAATGACAAGAAAGACAATAGATAAAAAGAAATTATCTGTTTTATTTATGTTCTTTCTGTGGGCATCATGGATCGTTGCAGGTATAGCGTATAGCTATCTAACCTACGATAAACTGGCAGATCATGAGTCATCATTTCTTCGATATGTCAGACTTCTTGAAATGTACTTTCCAGCGCTTTTAGTTTTCGCATTTATTAATAAGCTCACTGAAGAGCAAAGGAAAACTGTCTATCGTTTTTTCATTTTCCTTTTCTTTGTTGTTACCATCGAGGCAGCCTGGGGTTGGTTCATGCAAATGGACATCCTTGTTGCGAAGCAAAGGTTTAGCTATCCTGGAATGGGTTACATTTACAGGGCAGGTGGTGTCGCTAATGATTCCAGTGCGTATGGTAGTCTTGCATTAATTCTTGGAGTAGCATCGCTTATTGGTCTTCGCCATACCAGCAAAAGCAAAATACTTTACATTTTGATACTGCTTGGCCTTGTGTTTAACATCTATATTTCACTTACACGAACTCTGGTTTTTGCGCTGGCGGTATATGTATTCTTTGATTTAATCAGAACAAGAAGCCTTAGCGTATTCAAGATGTTGTTCTTCGCTGCTATAGGTGCGGGGGTAATCATTTACGGCATAACTAATGATTATATCATCGCCTTGTTGGATAGGATTACCGGATCTGGACAGATTGATATCACGTCTGGCCGACTTGCCACCTGGTCTGCCGTCCCTGATATTCTTGGGGAAAATCCAATATTTGGCGTTGGTTATCGCATGGCCACTGATAAGTACGGCATCGTACCTGATAACGTGTTCATATCATCCTTGCTGGAAACAGGCGTTATTGGTTTAGCTTTGTACGTAGGGATGCTTGTGTCTCTGTGCTACTGCGTTTACAAGAACAACTCAGAAAGTCTCCCGCTTCTCCTTGCGTTTATAGCATCAGGGATGTTTGTTGATATATCTACGTTCTGGATTAGTATTCCCGCACTAATCTTCTTTGTTGCAGTTAACAGTCAGCGCGATGAAGATGATGGTCGCCATCGCGCTATAGAATGATTACTCTATTTTATTAAGCTTCATCAATGTAGTAATCGGTGCTTTCCCTGGGGTGGAGATATCCGCCTCAGGGGCACTTATAACATTTCGCGCTGCGTTAGTATTCATCAAGGCTATAACTCGTCCAGAATTCTCACCCTTGATGTTTCTTATGATGTTAAATTTGGAGTATACAGACAATACAATGTCGCAATTTGAACCCAATACATTCTTAATCATATTAGGTTTAAATTCCTTTTGAGTGTCTTTGAATTTAAAGAATGTTGACACGGCTTTTTTCGCATTGCCGATGTTTATGTTCTGAATCAAACAACCAGACGAATTATTTATAAGAACCCCCTCTGATGTTTGAGTTCTTCCCAGGTCTGGTATATCTATATCTGCAACAATACAATCCTCGCAAAAGTTCAATGCTACGCCACTGCCGTTTTTACTTCCCTCTGACATTGGTTTTAGTTGTTTTGCATTTTGAATCGTGCAATTGCTAGAGTTAGCCATAAACCCTATCGAGTAATATGTCCTGACCATGTCTGGCTCAAGAACATACAAATTCTTTGCGCTGCAATTATGGTTTGATGGTGTTTCTGGCGGAGTGTCAGAGCCCATTCCAATAAGCTGCGTCCACCCTTTCCCCCATATGTTGCTAGCATGACAGTCAATGGCGTTTACGAAATTAATGCCGTACCCGCCCCAGTTGCTTTCTGAGCCAGCAGTGAATCTCGCCTCCAGATGGATATCGTGTAGGCTACTTCCTTTCGCCTGAGCCAACTCTGGCGTATCACGTATGTAGTGCCGTTGGACTGGATTCTTGAAGTTCTGGTTGATCGTCGTGGACAATGAACGGTTACTGAACCTGGTTAGCGCCAGGTCTCTGTTTGCCTCCAGGCTTGAGCCGATGACGAAACCACCACGCCCTTTACTAAACACCGGATTTTCGAAAACAATCCGCGTATCCTTACCGTCTCCGTATGCTTCAGTATTGTTAAATATAAATACCGGGAACTTAAGCAAATATTCTTTTTTGGGCGGGGGAAAGTAAACCGTTCCGCCGCCGGCCTCATTTGCTTTGAGAAATGCTTTTTGAAACGCAAAAGAGTCGTCAGTCACTCCGTCCCCTTTGGCCCCAAAGTCGGTAACGCTGAATCTTGACGCTCCTGATGCAAATGCAACTTTTGGTATGGACGCCATAAGAGCAGCACCTATACCTAGTTTGAATGCCATATCTATGGCATCTCTCCTGCTGTAACTTTTCATGGACATCCTCACATGCAACTTATGATTACCGAACATTTACACGTCGCCGGGTATGAGACAATAAGAAAACGTATAGTAATCAGTATGGATAATCCACTACGTAAAAGCTGATCTTGATCTTTGCCATTTGTAAAACTACTGTATATGCAAACAGTGTTTATCGGGTGGAAGATCATGCTCAGACATTCAGACATACAGAACGCATTCAGGAATTCACTTTCTCAAAACCCAAAGGGATATCTATGCCTTCGTACCAGTGACTTCATCAGAGAACTAAGAGGAAAAGGCATTCACTTCTCAGATGATGAGGCCAATCGGTGGATAGAAAGACACCAATCGTGTTTTGCAGACAAGACGCCAGACCATAGCAACAACCGCCTGTGGATTCTACGCAATATGGGGAGGGTTCTCTGATGGGATTTCCTTCTCCGGCCAACGACTATGCACAGCGGGCACTCACAGTTGACATGATATGTGGTACCGGTCCAAACACCAGAACCATAGAGACGGCGACTGGCTATGCTGTGCTTGATTTGTCACTCAAGCCAAAGCAGAACAGCACGGTAATGATTTCGTATTCCGGGATAACCGATTTTGCGAAGGTGATGGGGAAGTCACTTGTTACCAGGGACGGGGAAGCGATTGAAGGTGATGCGCTGGATGAAGTAGATGTTAAAGGAGTGGTGACGTACATCATCAACCGAGCAACCCAAGATGATGATGATTGCCCGGTAATGTGAGGTTGTATTACGCCACCTTGCCATCCAGATAATCAGCCCACCATTGCATCATCTCTCTGCGTGTATCGAGGTATGCGGCATGGTTATAGACGGATCGAGTTCCTCCGCTAACGTGGGCTAACTGCATCTCTATGGCATCACTGTTCCAGTGCTTCTCGTTCAACACGGTGCTGAACTGGTGCCGGAAGCCATGGCCGCTGGTTTGGCCTTCATATCCAATATTACGGATGACGCCAAGGATGGCGTTTTCGCTGATTGGCTTCTTCCTGTCATTTCTGCCAGGGAAGCACAGCTCGTACTGACCCGTGATATTTTGCAAAAAACGGAAAAGTTCGATAACCTGGTCTGACATTGGGATGACATGCAGCCTTCTTCCCTTCATAACCTCAGGGTCAACACTGATTAACCTGTTTTCGTAATCTATTCCTGCCCATACCAGCGAACGCAATTCTATTGTGCGCATGGCTGTGTAATGAAGAATCTGCGTAGCAATTTTGGTTACTATCCATCCACCGTATGCATTCAAAGCACCCTGGAACTCGTGAATGCGATGCATGGGAAGGAAAGGGTAGTTTTTCTTTCTGTAACCCCTCATTGCTCCAGCAAGGTCTCTAGATGGATTAAATTTGGCTCTCCCAGTTACGATTGCATAACTGAAAACCTCACCGCATCTGCGTCTCGCCTTATCCGCGCGTTCCATCGCGCCCCTGTCTTCAAAAAGTCTTATCACCTTCAGAAGAACCATTGGTTCAACATCATCCATTTTCAGGTGTCCGATAATCGGCAGTATGTCATCCGTGAACATACTCATCATCTCGTCTGCATATCCCTTCGACCATACCTTTGATTTGTGGGTGTGCCATTCCCTGAAGATATCCCCAAAGGTATCAGCTAACTCTTCTTTTTCTTTCTTCTTTATGGCCTGTTTCTGTTCTGCCGGATCAACGCCGGCAAGCAACTTCATTTTTGCTTCAGACTGTTTCGCTCTGGCTTCGGTGAGTGGGATTTCAGGATAGGGCCCAATGACTAGAGTTTTTTCTTTCCCTTCGAACCGGTACCGCATGCGCCACACCTTTTTACCCGACGGGGGAACGAACAGGAAAAGTCCTCCTGAATCTGCAAGGCGATATGATTTATCTGTAGGTTTAGCTGCTTCTATCTGCTTAACGGTAAGCAT